CTATGTATTTAAATATAGCATGAAACCGGTGAAGGATACCTTGTTCGCGCCGCCGATCAAGGTATTGATGCCCTTGATAAAGAAGTTGATAAATCCTTTGAATCCATCAACTAAGCCTTCCCAAATTCCCGAAAAAAATGTTTTTACATTTTCTCCCATCGCCTTTAATGATTCTTCGATTTTGGGACCTAAATTTTTAAAGAAATCTACTGCCTGCCCCCACTTTTCTCCGACCCAATCGGCTGCACCGTTGAGCCAATCCACTGCGGGTTGCACCTTTGCAATAATCCAATCGCCCAATTTGGAAAAGGCAGCTTTGATTTTATCGGCATTTTTGTAAATTAGGATGATTCCCGCTACTACTGCACCGATAATCAGCGCCCACTTGGCAAACGGAGAGGCTACCAATTTTGCAATGCCGCCCAGCCCTTTAAAGGTGCCGGAAAGCTTCTGGATTTTGCCCACAATCCCGGTAACACCTTTTACGCCTTGGAATACTTCTGTCAGCTGTTTTACCTTTCCAATGGTGTTTGAGAGTGCATTAAGCCCCTTAAACGCCAAAAAGCTCGCAACGACGCCTTTTACGATTGGTCCAATGATATTCCAATGGTCCGCGATAAAGTTTGCAAAACTCATGGCTTTGTCCGCCAGCTTTGCTACTGCCTCCACCGCTTTGGGGATGTACCGCTCAGCAAAAGCTTTTATCGGCGGACCGGCTCGTGTAAATCCGTCTGTCAGCTTGCGTCCCAGGCTTACCGCCTTGTTTTGGATGCTCTCAAAGGTCGGGCGCAGCGGCTCCAGTTTTGCGGATATGGTGCGGATGGTATCTCCCACGCTATCCTTGATGCGCTTTGCCACATCCAGCACCTTTTTGCCGTACTTGATGCCCGTTTGCACTGTTGAGCCGATTTTTTTACCGATTTTTTCAAAGGTTCCCGATTTGGATAGACTCTGCATCTTATCGGATACCCAACCTAATCCCTCTTTGGCTGCATCAAACGCGCTGCCTTCGATAATCTCGCCGGTGCCGCTGATACCTGCCATCTGAGCCAGTCCCGTTTTCCAAACGCCGGAGATGGTTGACATCAAGCCTTTGTAGCTCTTTGCCTGTATCTCCATGCCGCCCTTAAAACGTTCCTCCATCAAAGCAAAAAGGGCATCGTTGAATTTTTGCTGGTCAACGATTTGCCCTTTGCTGTTTACGATGGTTTGATTTTTGTACAGCTCGGCTCCCTTGGCGATAATCATAGCCTTTGTTATGCCAAACTCTTTCAGCCTCTCCAGCTCTCCCGTTTGGGCATCTGCTACCGCTTCCACCGCCTGCATGAGGTCTTTGTTCATTACGCCCGCCATGTCGCCGATCTGCGTCATCACCTTCTGCGCCTCGATGCCGTAGGACTGCAAGCGGACCGTTGCCTCTACTACTGAGTCGGTTTCAAACGGCGTTTTGTTCGCAAACTCCACCGCCCACGCCATCATCTTAGCGGCTTTCTGCTGGTCCTTCAGCACGACATTCAGGGTGCTGCGGTATCCTTCCAGACCGGATGCGCTCTCCAGTGCGGATTTTCCCACATCCGCCAGCGCTTTGGCAGATACATAGGTTGCAGCCACACCCGCTACCGTTTTGGTAAGGCTTTTCACACTTTTGGAAATGGAGGAAAATGTTTTGTCAAAACTTCCCTGCTTTTTGGCTCCGAACAGGAAGTCAACAACAAATCTATTCTTTGCCAATCTCTGAAAGCACCTCCTCCGTGTCCGCCATCAGCTCTATCAGCTCCCACACCGGCATATCTCTCCACAATCGGAGGAAATCAGCGTGCAAAATGATAGAAAGGCTGATGGCAGACTTTTTGAGCAATGACCCGCTGATACCGCTTAGTCCTCGCTGAGAAAAAAACTGCTGACGGCATATCTCAGTCGGCAAGTGTCTTTTGCGCTCAACTTTTTAAAAAGGTCATAGGGCAAACCGGTAACCTTGGCGGCTGCCAGATAGGCAAATGTGAGGCTCTTTTCTGGAATCATATCCATACCGTCCAGATTTTCCGCCTGCTTGCACAGGCTGCCGTACTCCTCACCGCTCAGTTCTTCCAGCCCGGACAAATCCAGCTCGGTGTACCTGGTGCCTTCAAAGGTGATTTCCTTTTTGAGTTTCAGAATTTCCATTGTTTTCGCCTCCTTTAAATCAAATCACGGATTTCTTTGAGGTAGTCCCTGCCCTCTACGCTGTAAACATGGTTAAACTTATCCAGTTCCAAAACCAGTGCATTGTCTCTGGTGATTTTGAGGTAAGACAGTTCCAGCTTTACCGATGTGCCGGTCGGGTCTCCCTGCTTAAAGGTTCCCACCGCATAGCTCTTGCAGGTGCCGCGTGCTACCACTTTGATACCCTCATGGGTGTTTTCACCCGTTGCCGGGTCATGTCTTGTCTGAGCGGCTCTTAAAGTCAGTGTGTGCGCCTTTGGGATGGCAAGGCGGCTGGATTCCTCCGATACCGTTCTGAATTTAATTTCTAATTCCAATGAAGCAAAATAACCCGGTGTCGGGTCCTCCATTGTTCCTGCTATTCCTGCTCCGGCAATTTCACTGGTTACCGCCGCCAATTCCGGCAAAGTAACTTCTGCCTCGATGCCAATCAGGCACTCGCCCTCGTTGTACACATTGTAATCGGTCAGCTTGGTTGGAATACTGCTTCTGTTCATCGTTTCTTTTCCTCCTTACTGCAATGCGCTCTGTAAAGCGTTAGTGTCATATTCTACCGTTGCCCAAATCTGCTCTGCCGGAGGATATGGAGAAAACAGCATTCGCACTCTAACGATACCGTTGATTAAGTCGGTTTCAGGGTTATCTTCCGCCTCAAATATCATCTTGGCTTCTGCTGCCTGATAGCGCTGCTTCCAGGAGTTTCCCTTAATGTTCTCGCTGTCAACGATACTCTCAATCAGTCGCTTATTGAGCGGATTGTCCACCTTTGCAAAATAACTTAGGATAAACTGATTTGCCCACCAATTATACATTCTGCGGCAAGGAATAAAACAATCCTTAATATCAGTATTTCCGGGATAGCAGGCGGTACGATTGCCCCATGCTCTCCACCCGTTCATATTGATTGCGGTGTTGATGCCATCCTTGTTGAGCGCATTTCCCTGTTCCATGTCCAAAACCACTTCGCTGCCGTCTTTCAGGCACAGTCCTGTTATTTTTAACGGACGATTGGAAAGAGACACATATGGGATTCCTTCATTTTTGTAATCGGTATCCGCAATCAACGCACCGGCAATCGCAGAAAAATGATATATCTCATTCCCTACCTTTACCATCGGATAAAAGAGTGAGCTATTTTCGTGGGTAAAGTTGTTCTTGTTTTTCTCTGCCAGCGCCTTATCATAGCTGGTAACCGTTTCGGTATCCAAATCCACCAGGCAGTGATACCGAAATGCACCGTTGAGATTTTGCGTCTTTGCTGTCATTGCGTTATATACCTTCGGTTTTCCGCTGAATCCGGGAACAATCAATGTGCCCGGTACAATTCCAAACCGCGGGTAAACCTCTCTGATTTTCTGCACACCCGCTACAATATCATCTTCTGTCACCGATTCAGGGTCAAGAACATCGTAAGTAGCCTTTAAAGTCGCTGTCTGTTCTGTAATTTTTCCACCCTCGATGCGCTCAATCAATGCCTTGCCGCTACCGGTAAAGCTGATACTGTAATCGGTGCCCTCTTTGAGTGCCTGCTCGCTCTGGGTAAGCTGCACACTCGGCAGCAGCACACCCTCCTCCGGCAGCTCTGCTCTTCCCTCCAGCATCGATACACTCACGGTTGTTTTGCTCTGCTTATGTTTTGTCGGGTCCAGTACGTTGATCATCACCAGCGGTGCCACATTGTAGGTGGCAAACGACAACTTGATGCTCTCGCAGATGGTGTAGCTCAAATGGTTGTCACTCATGCCCATCTTGGCTACTGCCTCCTCATAGCTATATGCTACCTGTGGTACCAGTGGATCTGCCACGCTGCCCATGTTGATAGGTGCTAAACCTACCACCACCTGCACGGCAGAATCCACCTGCACCGGCGCTACCACTCGTGTTTGTTTTTCCTGCACCTGAATGCCGTGGTAAAATGCCATCAAATATTCCTCCTTTATATTAAATCGTCATAGCCCCTTTGCGGGGATGGAATCAGTACATCAAACCACACTGCGCCGAAAAAATAGGGATAGGTTCTTTCTTCCTGCTCGGTGAGTGTATATCCGATTGGTCCTGTAATCTCTGCATATCTGCCGATTTCGGGATTCTCCGCGAAGGAAATCCGTATCACCTCAAT